GCCGCCACGCATAATATCAACTAGGCGTGCAACATCATCTGCTGTTTCGCCTGACATGTTAATGCTCATTGAAGCCGCTTCATTAATTTGCTTAACTTCTTTTGGTGTTGGGTCCATTGAATCTAAAGTGTTCTCTAGGTCCGTTAATTTTTGTAATAGATCTTTCATATTAGCCTCCTACAACTGCTTTAGTATTTTCTGAATCATCAATGTCTTTGCTCGTGCCTTGCGGCGCCGCTTCCATTGGATCTGTATTACGTTCTTTACGTGCTACTTCTAACTCTTTGAGTAAATCCATTACTCTGTTACCAGCAACACTGTCTTGTGCTTTTGGATCTGCTTGTTCCATCTCTAAAGTATCAAGTCTTGTTTCGTAAGGTTCGCCACTTTTTGGTGCTTGGTATTCTTCTCTAGGATCGTTAGCATTTCTTACAATAATATAACTTTGGTCACATTCACAACACTTACAAATATAATCTTGTAATACTTGCGGAGTAGTTGGATATCCTACTTCTGCATCATAGTATGTAACTTCCATGTTTTGCAACTGTGGAAAATCTAGTGGTCTTTCTTGTATAGGTGTTTTCTTGCCATTTGACATTGATACAACATCAAACTTTTTAAGAGCAGTTTCAAGTTTATCTTGAAATCCTTCTGCCATATCGCCTGCAAGACCAATTTTAAATTCATAAGTCTTTTTAGACTCTGTTAATATTTGTGTAAATGTTTTCATGACGGTTATCCTCTATTACTATTTATCTTTATCCATATCTTTTAATCTCGCTAATAGACTGTTCCTATCAGTGACAATAGCGCCATGCCCGTTTACAATACCAGCGTCTTCTATGGGTTGATCTTTATCTTGTTTTTCTTTTTTAAGTTGTAAATCGATCATCTTTAATTTTTTATCCATTTTTGCAACTTTTGCATCTAATGATGTCTTAAGCATAGATCCTGCTACTTCAAATACTCTACCGCTATATCTACTTTCTACATTCATACCAAGATCCATTAAATCTTCATAACTTTGTAGTGCTTTATCTGCAATTTCATTCAATTCACTATCTGCTTTTTCGCCTAGTCCTTTGACACTAGGCAACGCACCAGCAATCTTATCAAACTCTGCTATATCACGCATAGTTTCTTTTTGCTCAGCAACTTCGTATTTCTTTTGTTGCTTTTCTTGATTAGATGCTTCATCGATAATTTTTTTCGAATCTGGTAAATCTAGCAAATCTTGTAGTTTCTTTGTCATTTTAATATTCCATTAACTGCTACTATTATTTATCGTTTGCCGCTATGGAAAATATCTTTTTCAGTAACAATTCTAAAAAACATACCCTTTTGTTTACACCATGCTCTAGCGGCTTCCCATTTTGCTTGATTTACAATCCATGCCGCTTGATTGTGTTTGCTACGCCCAAGTTTTTCTTTTAATGTTTGGTTCTCAGGTTTAACTTCTATTATTTCAACTTTTCTACTGCCACCTTTATTTGCATATGCAATAAAAAAGTCAGGCACGTATATTGTATGTTTACCTGTTAATGGATTTCTATAAGGAATCTTTACTGCTTCACTAGCCCATGCTTGAATATAAGCATGTTCATCACACATCTTCATAAATGCAAATTCCCAACTACTTCTATATGTAGGAGTTCTGTTTCCAATATACTTGTCTGGGTTTTTTAAATTATATTTTCCTTGAGCAAAACGTCCCATGGTTTACACCACTATGTTTCGTTGCTCTTGCTTCGTGACCATGTCGGTAACTTTAAATCCAATAACACTTATTTTGGATCTATTATAATTTACAATTTCACCAACTAGACCACTAACTTGTACATCAGTTAATCCTTTAAGAGTGTCTAACAAAGTGAATACATTTACTTCATCTACTTTTGCTTGTTGCAAAAGCACTGTAGCAATACCTGTTGCAGAAGTTTCATCAAATCCTCTTTTAAGAAAAAACCCTACTACAGAGTCAACTTGATTTGCACTATAAGAAATTGTATCAGTAAAATATTTGTTAAAGAATTCTTTTGTTTCGTTTGAACTATCAACGGGTGTTATTTTTAAACTACTACTCATGAATTATGTTCCGCCGTTTCTTAGTGATTGTAATGTACTACCGACACTTGAATTGCCAGACGCTTGTAGTATCTTATCTTGATATAATGCACTGTTAGTATTTACTGTGCCGCCTACTGTTGAAGTAGTTGAAGCAGTGCCGCCGTTGCCTGACTGTTTTGGAATACTAATATTACCTAATCCACTAACACCTTCTCTACCAATATTTGTAACTGTACGTTTCAAGATATTAAATCCTTCTTCCCGCAGTCCTTCTTTACTTAAATTTTTAGCATTTTTAAATGTATTAAACGCTGTCAATGCAGTACCTAAATTAAATTGCCCGCCAGCAATGTCTCCAAGGATATCACTAATGCCACCTATAACACCACCTCCGCCAAATAGACTGTTAGTTCCACCTCCGCCTATTGTTAACGGACTAGGAGTTTTATCATAATGAGTAGTTGCAAATCCCTTAGGACTATTTTCGCCTACTGGACCTCTACTGTAAAATACTGCTTCGTATGCTACGCTGATTTGGTTTTGTGAAGGTGTGCTGTTATCTGCACTATCCATTTGATCATGTGTAAGACCTGTAATTAACGGATTAACTAAAGTATATCCTAAGTATTCATGTCTTGCCATTTGAAAGATTGTAATCTTATTAAAGAAAGGTTCAGTATGATCATTATCTAATCCATAACGATAATTTTGTAATTCTTTACCTTGATATGTATTACGAGGATTGTATGGAGGAGAAATTCCTTCGCTTCTATAATTTCCATCTCTGTAGTAATATCTATAATATGCTTCCATTAATGTTGTAGTCAATCCCATGTTATCGTCATGGAAAGTAATGTTAATCGGATCATATTCAATGCTAGTTTGTAAATTCTTTTTACGATTATACATATTTTTAGTTGCAGTTTGAATACTAAACTTAGGTAAATCTGCTGACTTTACAAGCATATTAATTTCGTTTTTATGGCGTTGATCTAATTGAGGTTGCATTTTTTGGGCACTTGCACTTAGTTCAAATACAACATGATAAAGGAATTTAGTTTTTGGCGCAAGACGCATACTGTCGTCTGTAAATAGTCTAGCGGCATGGTCGTAACCTTTTAGGTTACCACCAGGATTTGTTGCACCCTGTAAAACATTATTTAAAAATCCGTTGAGTATATTGGCCATACAAATATTTATCCTTAAAAGAAAAGTGCGTATAAAATAAAAAAGGGTGACCTAAGCCACCCTCTTTCTAATACTATGGCAATGTTAAAAACTTATTATAGTCCGCCGCCGCCTGTTACTAGACTATTAATAGTTCTACCAACTGCTGTACCAATTCCTTCACCTTGTGGTGATTGGATAGCGTTGTCGTAACGCATTGCTAATGCAATAGTTACTGGTTCATTTGAACTATATGCTAGTGTGTTATAGTTTGCGTTTTGGATAAAGCAACCGTATAACTCGAATGTTTCTAGTACGTTTGGTGTGTTAGCACCGTTACCACCATCTAAGATTTCAATACGTGTTGTGTATTTGTAATCAATACCTGATGCCGCACTTGACTGTTCGAAAAAGTCAAATTGTTTCTGAAGTTGTTCGCCAACTAGTTTTTGTACACTGTTGTTAACGTCTTCTCTTAAGTTCAATGTAATTGCTTCCCAAGTAGGACGACCTGCTAGGTATGCTCTACTGTTGTAAATTGGGATTTCTAATTCCTCAAAGTTTACTGTTGGGCGTGTTACATCAATAACTTGTTTTGTTAATTCTGTAGTTGGTGTTGATACACCGAAGTTCTCAAGTGTCACTCTAAAACGATACTGTAGTTTCGGCATCAACAAACCTTGTGTTGATGAACTACTATCGCTCGCTAGTGGTACTGTAATTTTTGAGAGTGTTGAAATTGCCATATCTTTTTGCTCCTGTTACAAGTATTTATCATTAACGAACCCCATATTTCAGGGGCTCATTTTATGAATTATAATCCTGCAATCTCTCCTGTATTCTTAAGTCTAAGTGGAATGTAAATGAATTCCACAGCCTTAACTGGTTCAATTGCAATGTCTAAGTATAGTTCGTTTCTATCAATTCTACTAGGAGTATTGTTAGATTCGTCACATACTACAATGTAGTCGTATAGTGCTCTACTACCAACTAACTCAAGCATTAGACTTTCAGCCGCTTGTTTGATCTCATCACGTGTGATTTTATCATTTGGCTCAAAGATGTAAGGCTTAGCAAGTTTATTAAGTTGGCTACGCATGTATATTACTAGTCTAGCAACGTTTACTCTATCTAATGCACTTGCATTTCTTGCTCTTGTTTTTTGTCCAAAACAAACAAGTCCTGCGCCTGTAATAAATGTAATTGGGTTTACACTAATACCAAACAACGTATCACGCTGTCCTTCGTTTAGTGCAATTGAAACAAATTCTCCTTCGTTATCAATATACCCTGTCGCTGTTGCGTTAGTAATTCCACCACGTCTTG